ATTTTAAATGCATCTGCATCTGAAGAGGTAGTGGAAGAGAAACCTGTAGAGAAAGACAACTTCATTGAAGAAGCAGGGGCTTGTTACTTTGATCCTGCTACTGGTCTTAGGAAGTGTGAATAAATATACTCTTAAGTGTATGTTTTATATAAAAAAAGCCTACAGATCGCTTGACCCGTAGACTATAATTTACTATACTGTAATAGAACAGATTGATTGGTCATCTGTTCGTTGGTTGAAGCCCCTTGCTAGAAATAGTGGGGGGTTTCTTTTTAGGGTAAGGCCTCTTCCATCTGAAAACTAATCTCAGGAGATACTTCCTCAGACTCTATTGGAGTAAGTGACTGTGCAACCCCTGTATTAAGGTTTCCTGCCCCGTCTGCTATCTTACCACCGACGACTTTAGCGTTACCACTAATACCTCTAGATTTTATCAGGTTTATATATTCTACCGCAGTTTGTCCGGCGGTCTTACGAATTGTGGGATTATCACTAAGCATTTGCAGTAGCAGTCTGGGCTGTCTTAGTAGATTTTTTAATTGTTCTGTCTGCTTACCCAATGGTAATGCATCAATCTGCTTCTTAAAGTACCCAGAACCAATTGATGCAGCTTGTAGTCCTGCATCCCCTCGTCCAAATAATACCCCTACGTTAGCACCTGCTATCCTAGCTAGGTTTGATTGCATATCAGGAGTTTCTGCCAGTACTCGCGCATAAATAGCAGGATCACGGGTTGTTTTATCAATTCGCAAACCTTCTGCTAGTAGCTCGCCTATAGCATTTCTCTGTTCACCAGATAAAATTTCATTGTTAACCATTTCATCTAAGATATTGGGGCCGCCTTTACGACCATCTACAGGCTTTAAAAGAGCCTGTGCTACTTTAACCATATCTGTGCCACCACCTTCTAAAACTGCACCTTTTAATACATGATCCATTGTGGCATTTCTAAAATCATCTGCGGCTTCTGGAGTTATGGCTTCTCTAGCTAATCTAGCATAACCGGCTAATGGATTATCTGAATTTAGTACATTACCAATAGCTTTAGGTAATGCTTTGTTATCTGCTGCAACCCCTAAATCAGCAATCAAGGCTTCGGCAGTGCGTTGGGCTTCTGCCATATTTATAATATCAGACCTTAACTCAGGAAATCTATCAACTAGAGTTTCATTCTTTAATAAAAATTCATCTAATGCCTGGCTATCAATACCACCGTCTGTACCTTTTAACTCTAGTATTTTACCTCGAATAAAGGACTCCTGCGCCTCAGACATAGTTTGACCTAAATTAACTGGAGTGTCGTCACTTATAACAACTGAACGCTTATCGCCACCTTCGTTTAGTTTAAAGTCGTCTCCTTCAACACCAGCCTCAGTATTTGCTCTAGGGCTTTTTTGTGCTTCATAGATAGTGTATTCAGGTATAGGGTTCTCTGGATCAAGTAATGTATCATCCCCTATCCCCGTAACTTGTACTTCTGGTATAATATCTTCATCCGTAGGCAACACTCCATCTTCAGGCTTGAACCCTTCAGGTTCTACGTTTCTAGCCGGTACATTGCTTCTAACGCCATTATCTTCTATTTGACTTGCCGCTAGGTTAGCATCATCTAAATCTTTTTGTTTTTGTACCCCTTGACCAAAACTATCAGTATCAGATGCAGCATCTTGCATTTCCTGTAGATTAAGTTCAGCATCTTCTCCCCCAGAGCCAAATGCTTTACCTAAGACTTGGGTATCACGTATAGTTGTCCCACCAGTTTTTTCTTTGGATAGAACATCTTTGTTAAAGTACCGAGTAAATCTCTTATTTAACTCAAGGCTGAATGTACGTGCAAAATCTACAGCATCACCAGCTTCTGAGCTAATATCATTTAATTCATCTATTGAAGCAGTTGCTAATTCGTCAAATATTCCGGCTTGGAATGAATCGTCGGCTGCGGAAGCTTTCCTAGCATTAGAGAGCATAATAGACCTAAACTTTAATACATCACTTATGGGTAAAGTTTCTCCAGCCTTGATCCTTGATAAGATATTGTTAATTGCGTTATCTACCTGTCCACCGCCAGCAATGGTCATACCATCTAGTAACTTATTGTTTTGTATGGTTTCTATTGTCTTACCAATAGTCTGCCCTGATACTCTCTCTTTTGAGTCAATGCGCTCCCATAGATAAGTTTCCATTTTACGCATTGTATCTTTAGCTTCGAATAAAGTCCTTTGTGCCAATGAAGATGCGGCTTTTGTATCTGCGCCTTCAAATGCACTCATAGCCTTTTTTGTATTAGCTGCTGCGTTTGTTAAGCTAACATTAATCATTTCTGAAAAAGCTTTTGTACGCAACGTATTAGCCGCCTCAGCATTACCTGCACGGGCTAAGAACTCTGATGACTCTAATATACCTGTAATAGTACCATTTACACGCTTCATTATTTCAGCACTAAACTCAGGGTTGGTAGATGTGAGTGAATTTTGTATGGCGACGAATGCAGGGTTATTAGATAATGAGCCTGAAGGTAGATTATTTGTACCTCTAATAGAACCATCCCCTAAAGCAGATTGAACATCTCTTTTATCAATACCGTCTTGTAAATCTCTGATTAGGCTTTCTGGGGTATATCTGTCGGCCTCTAAAGTAAGTTTTTGAGCTAATTCTACTTCACCGTTTATTGTTGCTGTTTCAACTTCTTTTAAAAGCTGTTTTCTTGTAGTATCCGCAGTAACCAATATCTGTTGGAAGGCAGAATCTAAAGCTGCATTCTCACTAAATCCAGACTTAATCCTTTTATATGCTTTGCCCCCGTTTTTAGCCAAGAATCCAAGTGGGCCTTTAGTAATAAGAGAAGGTGCTATACTTGTCCCTAATGAACCGGCAAATTCAGCCCCCATCATTACATATGGGTTATCCCCATATCCCATAGACTCTGCTGTACCTGCTGCCGCACCGCCGCCGGTTGTAACCGCAGCCTCTCCAGCTAAGAATTTTTTAGCATTATCTTTTGCATACTTAACAATAGGCACTGCTAGAGCCACTCCATTTTTAGCTAGACTTTTTATAGCTGCAATAGGTGCAATAGCTTCTCCAGTTATTTCCCCTGCAACAAATGCAGGTCTATATTCTTCAGCTACTTGATATTTATCATCTACATAATCAATTCTATCTAAGCCTATCTTGTCATAAATAGGGTTAGCAACACTTTCTATAGTATCTCTCATAAATTGAGCGCCACCGATAGGCTGAGGCTGTGAGAATAGATAATCATTAGGATCGGTACTTACATCCCCACCTAATTTATTAATACCTGTACGAACAAGGGTTTCAGCACCTTGCTGTGCGCTATTAATAATCTCCATTGGCGCACCTAATAGATTAGTCATACCTGTAGCCGCAGCACTCAAATATGCTTTTGCCTGACTATCTACATCCTCTCTAATTAGGTTGCCTGATAATATAAAATCTAAGATTGAAGACTCAGAATCCCCTGACTCAAGGGCTAAACCTAAGTCTAGATTATATTCCCCAACCCTTAGAATACCACCAGTGTCTTTTTTTAAGGTTTCTAATATTTCAGCGTCAGTAGCACTGCCATTATTTCGATCAGTTTCAATTAATGATGCATCTATAGTTTGCTTTTCAGGTTCCATTATTTAACCTCCGATATGTATGATCTTTGCTTTATTTTTGCACCTGTAACATCTTTATCAAATACTGATAAAACCTTGTCGTATTTAGTCTTCAATGCTTGTAGAGCAGCTAATGTAACTTTAGCTTTAGCCTGTCTTTCCTCATTAGATGTAGGAGAATTAATTTGATCTATGGAAACTTGTATGCCCCTATTAATCTCTTTGGCCGTGGATTTTAACTTTCTATGTTGAAATGCTGCACCTTTCCAAACTCTTCCAGGTTCTGCTAATGTAGTTAATATCTGCTGTTTATTCCAAACACTATCTCTCAAGCCGTTTGCAGCAGTACCGGCTAAAGTAATCAGTGAATTTAATCTTAGGTTTTCTAAAAAGACGATAGCATCATTAGTTTCAGGCAGCCAATCTTGGCCGATAAGCCCCCCAAGCTGACCTAATCCTTTAGCGATAGCGCCTTTCAGACCGAAGGCACTTTTTATATCCCCTATATTATCAAAATCTATACCGTCACTTTTAGCTTCCTGTATCATTCTTGGGGTAACTTGAATGGTTTGTGCTGGTACAACCTTACCATCAACTATTGTTTCAGATACTTGGAAAGTAGTTGTAGTGCTTTTCCAGTTAACATTTGAATCTGGATTTATACTTGCCCCATCTTCAATAGCTTGGTCTAATGTAAGGTTTTCTGGGGTTACATTTGTAGTTTGCGCTGCACCTAATACTTCTACCTCGCCAGTTGCTGTATTCGTAAGTGTAGTTTCACCGCGGACATTTGTACCAACTTTTAATGTACCATTTTTAATTTCAGAAGCTTTTGCCCTATCAACATCTAAGTCTTTTACGATTTGAGATATTGGCCCTAGCTGCACCTCATCATAGCCTAATTTTTTATATTTATTATAATTATCTAAACTCCGGACAACTACCTTATTGCCGTCTAGATATAAAGGTATGTCTTTAAAGTCTGTTACTTTAGCAGGTTCATATATAGTAAATCCAAGTGCCGCCGCAGCAGCTAAATCTACTTCATTAGTTATTTTTACTTTTCTGCCATCGGGATGAAATAATTCCCTATTTTCAAAGTTTTTAGTAGCCTTATTAGTAATAGAAAATCCATCTGCTAGGCCTTCATCAAACTCTTTTTGGTTTATTACTACTCTAGTATCACCGTTGTCATTATATAAAGTTCTCTCCTTAAACTGTTCTTTAACCTTCGGTTTTATTTTAACCCAGCCAGCGTCAGCATACATTTTATATTCTTCCGCAGTAGATACAGGTACACTAGCTCCTTCTTTATATAAAATTTCATTTACAGGTTCTGCTTTATCAAACTGAGTTGGACCAAATCCGTCTTTAATTGCTTGATCTAAATCTACTTGGTTAGTGACCTCTCTTCTTGCACCTTCTTTATATACAAATCTTGGTACAAATGTAACAGCTTTTGCAGGTTCTATTGTAGACCAGCCATCATTTTCAAGTTCGTCTAATTTTTCTTGAGTAAATACTTCTATCCTCGCACCCTCTTTATATACAAAACGCTCTGGAAAATCTTCTTTGACAGTTTTTATAGTAACAAAGCCTTGAGCCTTATATAACATTTCTTCTGTTTCGCTTCGTGCAGTTACTTCAGAACCGTCATCTTTATAAAGTTTTGTATCTACATAGTCCTTCTCAGGCTGTAAGGATTTTCTACGCCGTTCTAATTCCTGCTTTCTGTCCTCAGATAAATTTTCAGAAGATAGTTCGAATAAGACTTCATCTAGCGCCATAGATAATACCTTTTTATCTTGTCGCCCAAATTTTATACTACCCTCTCTAGTAGTTTGATCTACTTCATTTTTAGCCGCATTAAATAATGCCCCATCCTCAGATAGATTAGTCTGCAATTCAGACATTTGTGTATCAATATCTTGTTGTGTCCTACCTTCAGTATAACTAGAGGTATCACCCATAACTTTCACTAAATCTGAATAGTTATTAATACCCCCGTCTTTAATAATGCTTAAAACAGAAGACTTATTCTGAGTAGTTTTATCTTGTCCCGTAGTTGTAAAATATAAGTTTGCTAATCTATTTTGGCTCTGCTCAAGTCTGTCTTGCTCTTTTTGCCGTTTTAGTATTTCTCTATCATTAGCTCTTTTTTCACGTTTACTTTCTAATTCTTCTTGGCGCTTTGCCTCGTCCTGCTTTTTCAAACCATAAGTTAATTCATCAAAGAAACCTGCAAATACATCGGTTTTTTCTTTATAATTACCGGCAGCTATATTAGCTTTTACCTTACTTGCTTCACTCTTAAAGCTCATTTACAACATCCTCTTCTACTGGAAGTTCATCCTCAGATGGTACATCACCTAACATCTCAGACTGTTCGTCTTCAGTAGCTGACATTGTTTCGGGCATAGCCATCAAACCGCCTGTAGGCTCTTCTGGAGCTTCCTCTACAGGGTTCACCTCTTCCTCTACTTCATCTGCCTCATCATCGACTATACCTAGAGAGGCTCGAAGTAATGTAGGGGTAATGACAACTCGATCTTTGTCCTCAATACCCATCTCATATTTTAAACCAACATCTTTTGCTTTGATTTCTATATACCTAGCCAATGGTCCAGCTATTAGAACTGCAAGATCAATACCAACCTTACCCTTACTAACCGCCTGTAGTAGTATCGTAGTAACTATTGTTGAGATGTGAGCGTCTATACCTAGCATTGCAAAGATAACTTCAACTTGCTCAGGTTCATCTACCCGATCCATCAAATAGGCAATAGCTTCATCATAATCTACTAAGTCAGGTGGCCTGTGCCAAGAATAGTTGCGAGTATCTGCGGTATAATTACCACCAGGGATAGGTGCATCAAGATTCATCTGTAGCCTCCTCTTTAGCGGACTTATCATCAATAGGATTTTCCAACATTTCAGCTTCTAAATCATCAAAGTACTCTGGAGTGAACGTCAAACCATCTTCCTTTAGTTCGCCAGTATTCATAGGCATCTTCCCGTTCAAGAATACCTTGATAGATTTCTTGATTGCTTCATCAAATGTCATTGTAATTTATCCCGTATTTTACTTTTTACGTGTATTTTGAGTTATTAGCCCATAAGACCAGTTAACCAACTAGAGCCACTACTAGAGCCTAGATATGCGCCACCTAGCTTGAAGAGGCCGTCTAAGAAACCACCACCACTTTTCTGACCAGACTGAGCTTGCATCTGTGCCATCAATAAACGCAATTCACGTTCACTATCGTTGTCAGTAGTCTTCCAGATATGATCTAATAAGTTATCTGCACTATCCCAAAGGTTGTTCTGAGCTTCTTGTGTGAGGTCTAACGCATTTTTAACATCTGTAGTATGCGCTTCAACCATAATAGCGGTGTTAGTTGTTTCCACAGTTTGTCGCCACTTCGCATTAGCAACATCAATATTGTATTGCATGTTTGATAAAAACTTTTGGCGGTCATTTTTAATGTCTGCATTAAATTGCGAAGCATCATTAATTTCTCCTACATTAAATTTACTTAAAGCATTAGTTTCTGATGTATTATGACGCTGAATTGTTGCATTAAGTTCGCTGTAGAACTTATTGATATCATTAGTATTATCCGCAGTAAATAGCCTTTGTGCGTTAATTGCGCTAGTGTTGTCAAATAATGACTGTACGAGTGCTTGCTTATTAACAATTTCAGCTTGTTGTTCGTTGGACAAGTTCTGCATGTCCATTTCCATAAAGTTCTTAGCATTGAGTACTGCTGCTTGAGAACGAACATCCATGTTAGCCATTTCAAGCTTAGACAATACATTAGCCTTATTAATAATTGATTGCTGTCTATTGTCTAAATTCTTAGTGGTAAGTGTTTGAAAGAAGACAGCATCTTTTTCAGCAACCCCAAGAGTAGCTTCCATTATAGCATTCGAGAACGCGGCTGTAGCTGCTGTTCCTGAAATTCCACTAAATGCAATAGATTTGGAAGCATCTCGATGCATAGACTGCGCCCATGACGGTATAATAGGCTCTCCTGTAGAAGATTTAAACTCAGCAGAGATAAGCTTCATCTGTCCTAATACAGTAGCCTTGCTGTCTGTATAATTACCTTCGCCTAGTTTCTGTGCCAATAATTTCCCAGCTACCGTAGAAGTATCGATTACCTTTGATATATCTTGTGTAGCAAAATCATTTAAGGCATTACCAAGTACGCTTGTAGTACCGTCTACATTTGTACCTGTAGCAGCCCCAACAGTATCAATAGTAAAGTCTTCTGCATTTACGATGGCATCTTCCGATACTTCGCCAGTTACACCTACTGCTAATTCATTATCAGTTAATGTACTTGTAGCGGCATCGTATGTAGCTACGTCCGGCTTTTCTGCGGTATCGACAGTAGCTGCGTCACCCGTAGTCTCTGATGTATATGACGGATCATCTCCTAAACCATATGCAGGGTTTGATGCATCTAAATTAGTACCCTCTGCATCTGCGTCCATAGTTGGCACAAGGTCAGATAAGATCAAATCTCGATCTGATAAAAACTTATCAGGGTCATCTATAATTGCTTGCATATCCGCTTGGTTCTTTAGAACCCCTGCCGCCTTAGCCATTTCTTGAATTTGTTCAGCAGAAGGCTTACGGGTATCTCCACCGCCTGTATTTGAGTTATCTTCCTCTTCTTGTCGAATTTTATTAGCAGAGTCATTATCTCCCTTAGCTTCAAGCTTCTGAGCTTGTAGCTCATAGCCATTTGTAAATTTATCGTATCCCTTATCACCAGGAACTTTACCTTTTGCATCTATCTTTAAGGCATCTACAAGTTTTCCATTAACTTTTTTGACTTCGTAAGGTAAATTTAAGAAATTATATGAGTAGGTAAACCCTGTTTTTGGATTTACATATGTCTGTTTACCATCAACAACATCACTTTTTTGAGCTTTAGGATCGAGTCCATTAGCCCATCCTGCTAACACTCCCACAATACCAACGGGAGAAGCCATACCGATTGCTTTTTGTATGCCTGACGGTGCTGCCCCCGTTATTACCGCAGGTTTCTTCTTTTTATTTTTCTTATTATTATTGTCATTATGGGTGGTAGCATTGTTTGGTAGATAGCTTTTGGAAGTATCTTTACCAGCGCCTGGTTTTGAGAATACCGCCTCTCCACCCTTGCTATCCGCTGTAGAACTTATAGTCTTCTTTGACCCACCTGTAGAAGTTGTAGCCTTCTTTGACCCACTAAAATAATTTTTAACATTGTCAAAAATACCCATTAATTCATCCTATCTAGTTGTCGCAAACGGCGAAGCAAATCCAGAAACAGGGACTTGGCCAGACATGGCAGGAGATAAATTACCCATTGAGGCATTTGCTCCCTGCACGTTTTGCATGTTTTGTAGATCATCTAGAGATCGATAGATGTTAACTACTTTGTCTCCAATAGCACGGCCTGTTACGTCGAATGAACGTAATAAAAGATTACCTTGCTGATCCATACTTCGAGTAATTTTATTACCTTGCTCGTCAACGCTTGATTGTATTAGAGAACCTGTATCATCAAAAGCATTACCTAATTGATGGAAGTTTTGCCTCATGCCTATATCAAGTTCATTTTGAGTAGATGCTACTTTAGCTAAATCTCTTGCAGCAGTTATTTGACCAGAATCTACATTATTAAACCCAGATTGCATGGCAGTATTAATTGAGTTTATAGAGTTAGTATAATTATTATTGTAATCTTCCTGAGTATTATAGATTTTATTGATTTCTTCAGAAACAATCCGATCTCTTTCTCTACCGTCTTCTAGTCTTCTACTTACTCCAGCAAAACCTGTATCTTGACCTTTAATAACAGAATCATAATTATTTTTGTTTTGCTGCAGATCGTCGTCTAGTCTTTTACTTACTCCAGCAAAACCCGTATCTTGACCTTGAATAACAGAATCAAAATCAACCTGCTGATTCTCAAAACCAATTTCTACATCTTTCCGATTACTCTCTGCTTTTGATAATACTTCATTCACATTCGTATTAACTTGATCAACTTGTTGTCCTGATACATCAAACTTACTGGTGATCATATTACCTTGATCATCCATAGTTCTTGTAAGCGTGTTACCTTGTGCATCAATACTGTTGGATATTAATTGTCCATTTTCATCAAAAGCAGAAGATAAAGCTTGGTACTGCGCTCTTGTATTTGCATCTAAGTCTGCACCAGTTTGGTTTAGGTCAGACTTTAGATTTATCATACGATCACCTAAAGTATTTTGTGTATTGCCTAGATCGCTGAAACCACCTTCGAGACTACTATTAATATTAGTATTTGCTTGATTTATATCGCTAAACCCACCTTCAACGGCAGAACCCAGTGCTTGTGCAGAATTTACAACAGCATTTCCTAACGCTTGTTGTCCAGAAGCAGTAGCATTGGAATAATTACCAATATCTTGACGCAGACTCTGGTTTGCATTTGCATTAGCTTGTTGCATATCAGACCGTGTTTGTTGAGCTAATGTAGCATCTTCACTATAGCGCTCAACATAATCATCAAAGCTAGAAGTAAACCCTTCTTGGTTTGAGGCTAAACCTGCTTGGTTCTCTAAACTTTGCGCTGCATAAATATCAGATGTATCTGCCATAGTATTCAAGCTAGACTGTATATTACCTTGACCACCTAATACATTAGCTTGTGTTTGAGTGAGTGCAGTATTCGCATCATTAAAACCAGTTGATAACGCATTACCTGTTGCAGAAAACTGATCAGTACGATTATCTTGTGCAGCACCAAACTGTGCAGTTCTATCTGCCTGTGCATCAGAGAAACCTTGTGCTTGATTTACAAACCCCTGGTCTACCGTATTTTGCATATTAGTGTTAGCTGTATCAACACTATCAAATCGTCTACCTGCTTCATCAAAGCCTCCAGTTACACTGTTACTTAAATCAGAAAAACTATTAACATTAGCTGCAGCATTATCCGCCATAGATGTAGCGTTGTTTGCTATTGCTGCATTAGCGTTTGTAAGCTGTGTGTTAAGACTTGTATTATTCGTATTTATCAAGTCTTGGATATTAGTAAATCCTTTGTCAACTGATTTACCACGCTTCTTAAAAGCTTTATCTTGTTTATCAAAACGCCCATCAAATTTATTGAAGCGTTTTAAAGCAGTATTACCCTCGTCTGTAATCTGCGTAGATATACCAACTTGATTGTCTGCTAAGTCTTGGTACTGATCGTCTGATAAGCCGCCATCGACTGTAGTTTTTCCACCGCCACCCATATTAAAACTCCTTCGTGTGTTTGATGTCTGGCTTATTAAATCGCCGCCAATTGGCAGGAACTCTTCGGCCTAATACTGATTGTGAATGCTTCATCATGCCTCTCATAACTCTGATTGTGTCTCCGTAGGGAGCTATAAACTCAATGCCCCAAAGCTCTAAATCTTCAGTTACTACATCAGGTCTAGTGTATGTTTTTTCGTCTGGAACAAACTTCTCATCTAGAAATGCCTGACCTTCTTCTTTAGTAATCCATGCCCAAGAAACAAAACCTATGGGCTTATCTTCTTTATAAAATAGACGGGCTTTTTGATGGATTAGTGGATATAAACAATAGTGGTTAAACTCTACTAGTGTGTATAATCGGTGGTCTGGAGATTGGTTAAATAAGAACAGTGCGTCGAGTACAGCTTTCTGTAATTTCATATTAGCCTATGTGTTTAAGTATGTAATTATTATAACACTTTGTTAGGTGTAATACAAGTTAATTATACAATCAGGCTACTAACTTAGCATACGTCTTAGGGCCAACTAAACCATCCGCAGTTAGCCCATTTTCTTTCTGCCATGCCTTAACAGCCTTCTCAGTCATTAGACCGAATACACCGTCTGCTTCCAACCCTAGTGCTGCCTGTGCAAGCTTAACAGCTTCTCCTGTTGAACCTACCTTTAGCAAGATTGGCGCTGGGCTAGGATTGTACTGACCACCTAAGATATCCAAAGCATTCTTGTAGTGATGTTTTCTATCTTCAAGACCTATTGTGCCACCATTAATTCTCTTCGTGGCTCTAATAATATCATCTGAGTATCTATTCAGCCCATTTTCTTTCCAGAACCAACATGCACTTTCTAATGCACCTTCTTTTGTACCTAGATACTCCAGAGTACGTTCAAGAGTTTTACCCATTGAGTTAGCGAATGCAGTTTGATTATTCTTACCAGTTAATTGGATTATTCCAATTCCCTTGTGTGTCCAGCCATCGCCACTTTCAGTTGGCCCATTGCCCATGCGATTTGCATATATCACGTTAGCTATTTTTTCAGGGTTTCTGTGGTACTCTTCTGCATCTCGTCCTGCACGTTCAAAGTACTTAGGAAAGATTGCATTCAAGGCTTTTGCTGAATAGTTCAGGTTTTCGTTAAGCACCCTGAAGTTATTACTTTCGTGACCACACTGTGCCATAAACATAGCAATGCGTTCAGGAGTATCAATGTCATAAATAGGCAACATCTTCTGTAATGGCTCTACCCAAGATTCCCACTCGCTATTACCGTGCAGAAGGTTGTGTACTTGATCAGAAGTTACTTTCATTATTTTGCTCCCATGAATTTATTGACTGAACGCTGACCAAACCAGAATGCTATAATAGCGCTGAATAAAGCTTGTGTTTCGTTGTCGAACATCAGCGGTACTGCGTCTTTCCAATCCGAACCACTTTCAAGAGCTTTAAGTAAGATAACGGCTTTGACGGCAAGGAATAAACCAAAAAACAAGTAAGTAATAACAGGTCGTACACTAGCGGATAAGCCAGCAGCAAATCCAGACTTTGGGTTAGCAAATTCATATAATGCCTTCGTTTCTGCGATCTCTGCCTGTTTATCTAATTTCTGGATATCATTCTGAACACCCATCTTTGCAAGTTCGCCTTGGAGTTTCAGTTCTTCTAACCGATTTTTATGATCCTGCTTCTTCTGAAAGAAGCTAAGAACTTGTGGCAAGAAGCTTGTACCAAAGCCCAGCGCACTTCCTAATAAAGCAATCATTTCTTAGCCTCCATTGCATTGAAGCCGAAGTAAGCTGCTACTACACCAGATGCCGCTACCACATATACAGCAGCTATATCAGCTATCAGTCCTGCCGCACCAGAATGCCCCATGATAGACGAGGCCAGGATAACAAACGGATAGAGAAGCATACCTGCACAAGTAGCCACAACTAGCTTACGCTGCGTGTCTCTCTTAGCATCTGAATCTTCCATCTGCCTACGCCTATCCTCAAGCATAATCTCACGCTCTTCAGGATCAATAACTCCGTTACCATTTAAATCATAATCAGTCATATCTATTCCTTAATCAGCTAATGGATTGTCTAAAGCCCGTTGGAGTTTATTTGTTAAGCGAGCTTCTAATTCTTTCATCTCAGCATCCTGAGAGGTGCGTAATCTATCACGTTGACTTTCAAATCTGACATCTGCTGCATCGATTAGAGTGCGTATCTTTGCTTCGTGTTCTCGTAGTAAAGTATCAACGCTATCTTCGATTAATCGCACTGTATCTTCAACACGATCTGCTTGTTTCTCTATGCCCAGTATATCGTCCCGTAAGCCGTTCTTGATGTCCCTTGTGTACTCGACACTCTCTTCAACCTTAGTGCTGATACCAGTGACTTTAGCATCCATTACGTCCATAGCTTGTTGGTATTCTCCAAGGTCTAGTCCTGCTACCTCTTCAATCTTCTGGTACATCACAAAGCCGCCGTATAAGCCACCTACTACAGTGGATAAGAATGTGATGATTGCGAAGACTGATGCAGGAGTAAGCTTGATGCCCCCTGCTTTAATTTGCCTGTCTGCAAGCCCGTCGATGTTGTCTGCGATCTTGGTTGTGTCCATCTTAGTTCTCGAACTCCATGCCGCCTTTTTGAAGGTCTTTGAGGGCTTCTAATTCGTTACGAAGCTGTTGTATCTCTAACCTACGTTGAGCTAACTCTACCTGATATAAATCATCACAATTAATACGAGACTTAGGTTTATCAAGAGGTATAACAAGACGAGCATATACCCCTACATCCTTACTCTGTTGCGTTGAACCTAACGTACTAAAAGTACCACCCACATTGCTTACTACACCTGTTACGCCAAACTCTAAGTTAGTACCGCCACCCACTGCATTACTACAGTCTAAGTTACCTGCCCGAAATCTATCTGATTGATAGTTCATCGGTGGATTAGGTAATGCTAAAGATAATGCACTACTATCAGCAACAGCAGAGCTTGCAATGCAACATAATATTAGTATTAATCTCACGCAGGTTCACCATCTATACGAGAACATATTCTAGAAATAATCATTGTTCTGGACTGTGTGTTCTTAATAAGTTTAGATGTTGTGCATATGTATGTAGCTTCATCTAAATCTATTTTTCGTAGGTATACTACAAAATCTTTACGCTCTTTATAGCTTACCTTTATAATTCTTGACTTAGATGAAAATGGCATATTAATCCAATTTAAATCAAAAAGATCAATCTGATAATATTCTACATCTTCCCGTGAGTTAAACAGAGACATATTTGCCTTCATAATACCTGATACACTGGTATGTTTTAGTATCGGATAGGCTGGTGTCATCTCATGTGCAGAGATAGCGGTTGCCCACCCTATAAATATTATGATTAACTTACTTAGCAACGCAACTCGCTTGTACTACAGAGGTATACGAACCTCCAGTGAAAGGCTTTGATCCAGCATAAGTTGCAGTAGAACTCGTAGAAAACCACGTGCTACCAGCAACAGTCAGATCAAACACAGTTGTGTTGTCATAAGTAACTTTAGATGCATTGTAGCCAGACATACCAGCATCTGATGTTTTAGTAACAGATGTAGAACCTGCCCATGACACATAATCAGTTAGTGTTGGAGATGATGTAAAAGAATTAGGGTGCGTAATGTTAGCAGTATAGTAGTCTGCTAGTGCCACATCAAATCTAATAACTGGTAATACACCACCGTCTGATGGAGAAGTACTTAGTACAGAAGACGAAGGGTTTCCATATACACCTGTTTTATCTACTTGTATTATGCATTTTGCAGCTACAGTACCTCTAATCTCGACAGTAGCATAAGCTGGTAACGCACATAGTGAAAGTAACGATACTATATATTTCATTTTATTCCTCATTTGTTATACTGCAAGTCAATCATTTTCTCATGTAATAATTGTTGTGCTAAATTGTTTCTTAATGCTTTTTTATTGTCAGCTATTGTTGAATCTTTTAATCCAGGAGCATCGTTTAGTGTGCCACCGTTTATTTGTGCGTTATAATACATATTGATATTTGTTTGTTTGTTGATTGCTACAATCATTGCGCTTTGACTTTGTGTTTTGAATAATGTGAGTGCATTCTCTGATGCCATTAAGCCCATTTCAATTCGTGACGCAGTATCTTCCTCTTCAGATTCTCTACGTTCATCGTCTTCATCTTCATATTCAAAATCATCTGACTCTAAGGTATCCTTAACTGCATCATCTTCTAAGGAATTATATACCACTACGTCTTGCATCTTAGGATACTCAATAGGTTCTGGTATATTAGGGACAGGTTTAACGTAGCCAGCACATGTAGGATCAGCTTGTGGGTCATAGCATCTGTCTAATCGGTAGCTATATATTACTACTGCATCCTTAACAGTTCCTTCACCTTCCACTTTAATAGAGCCTTTACCCCAATTAGATGCTGGTATATTTGAAATAGGGAAAGACTTAACAATAGTATTTCCTGGTACGCCAGACCAATCATCAGTTTCTCTAAATGTATACCCATCTCCCTTTGCATTACGATTACTAACGTGTACTTTCATATCAGCATCTGGGTCTTTTACTGTCGTATACCTATAGAGTAATCCATTTATATCGACCCCACCGATGCTAGGTAAAATAGAATCCATACTCCATCTTAAAGCATTCGATACAGCATTATCTGTAGTACCATATGTGAACGGTTCAGAGTAAGAGTAAGAAGGCAAGAGTACTAAGGATAACACCCAAACCAATCTTAGCTTCACCATTTTCATCAAAGAACTTATTGATAACATTGTTTTGATCACGTTCTATCTCTTCCTTAACTGCTTCCATTTCCCATGCTAATCTAGCTTCATCGCCTACTTTACCGTCCTTTGGACATGGAGTACCTGCATTAAGCATGGCATCAAACACTCTTTCGTCTTGGCACATTACGGATACGGCAGCTACCTTCATGCCCATATCGTACATAACTTTTGCGTTCTTTAATTTTTCACAGTTCATATCACGAACAGTACGACCTGCTGAGATGCCTAGTATCTGCGTCTGTACTGCACCTGCTACACCTACAGTACATAGGTCAGAGTTACTTGCACTTATTTGTGGTGATATAGCTGATGGCGGTGGGCTATTTATAGTCGTTTCCATTGAGCCATTTGAGGTGACAGTACTATCGGTAGTCATAGTTCCATCTGAAGTAACAGTACTATTAGTATCTGTGTATATAGTATCCTCATTAGCATAGGCAGTAGCACCAACTAATAAGGTAAATAGTATAAGTAATAGTTTCATTTCTTATCTTGTTCTGCCATTCTTTCTACAAGATTACGAATAGCTTTAATGTTTTCATCAATACGTCCAAGAGACACAGCTTGTGATTGCACAGTCTTTTCTATTGTACCAATGCGAGTTTCTTGACGGACTAGATCACGGGCATTACTTTTAACGGCAGAGTCTAGTGAAGACACATACCATACCAGTGATATAGTTTGCAGTACGATAGCTATTATAAGACTAACTGGTACTGACTTGGAGAGATGCCAACTTTCAGTCATGCTTAACATCAGCTTGGATAAAATGTAGTTTTAACTTACTCATTGGCTAATCCCTTTTTGAAATTTAAGCTGCTTCTTCTACGGCTGGTGTTTCCAGTGATGTAGCAAGCATTTTTACGAAAGCTTCTCTACCGATACCTAGTTGGTCTAGGTTAAATTGCGTTGTAGAAATCTTACGATCTAAGTCAGTGATATGGTTGATCATAGTCTTTTGCTGATCAGTCATTCCTTCAATTTCGTATTCTTTTTCGTTGACGATTATAGTGGGTGTTTTTTCTTTTTTTCCCATTTTGATCTCCTTTAGTTAAGTTAAAATTACCAAGGCATTCCAGTAGTGGATGTTGGTGTCGCAAGTTCAGCTATCGTAGCATCGTTTGCCGCTTCAGTATCAGCTTGGACAACTTGTTCGTGTACCCAAGATAATACATTTGCTTCTGTTAGATCAGCGTAAGGAATGTAATCATCGTCCGATGGCACACCTGTATGGGATGTTGTCCCGTATGCTGATGCAGTGTTAGTTCCATCTGTGCTTTCGCAACGCCAGTGCGCTATTGTTACTGAGTTGTCAGATGTGTTTCGCTCTAGGTTAGCGATAGACCATGTGTGTGTTGTTGGCATGTGGTTATCCTTCCAATGCTGTTATACGAGCCTCGATAGAAGCAAATCGTTGTTCGTTGTATGCGGCTACAAAAGATAGTAACTCAGGGTAACGAATACCCATTCTAGTTCTTTCTGTTGCACCTTCTGGTGCTTCAGCTTCTGTTTTGTATGTGTCAGTACGAGTGTAACCATCTTTAGCTTCAACAGCTTCTGTAGTTACGTTGCCATCTTCGTCAGTGACTTCAGCTACAGCTTCAACTGCTGGTACATCTGTTTGTGTTTCCCACCAAGTAGTTGAGATAAACAATGAGTAATCACCAGCATCTAAACCTTCAGCAGTGAAAGCTGATTGTACGTCTTGAGCTATGATACCTGTGTGAGTACGAGCATTGTCACCCCTCTCTACAACTTTGTCTTTCCATCTGAATGTCTTGAATAGAGCTGAGATACGTTTACCTACTAGCATTTCTGTAGCTGTAAGTGATGCTATGTCTTGCTTCTCGTTGCGGTCAGATGTTTGGATTGTGCCGTTAGTTGCAAAGATGTCGTCAAAACGGTTACCTGATGAACCTAAGTCTGCGTCATTATCAGATGTACCTGACGAATTGTATGGGAGTACTAAGCATTGTCCATTATCTGTCTTTATGCCTATTCCATCGCCGTTTACATTACGAAAAATAGGCGCACTTGCATCCACTCCAATACTCCCCACCGCAGAGCCGTCTTTGCGTAAAGAAATAATATCGCCATCATTGCTTTTTCTATTAACAAAAAGACATGGGTTTCCAGCAACGCTTGCTTGGATATTGCCAAGTGACCCATGAGAACTACCAGCTACATTGTTAGTTGCTGGAGAGTTGTTTGTAGAACCCACCAACAAGTTACCACTACCATCTATTCTGGCAAACTCATTATTGACTTTACCAAATGTAATTAAGTTACTGCCTTGGTTACCAAACTCCATGAAGCCCATAAGACTAGTATCAACTTTACGTTGTATCCTATGAGCCGCTGTATTCCAATCTGCCCCATTACTAAATCGTCGTGTGGTAAACAGTAATGAATCTACGTTTGCTGTATCAGTCTGAAGGGTAAGGTTACTGAGGGTGTTTCCAGAAGTTGTGCCTAATTCATTACTAGCATCACCAATGTGTAACAGTGCGGCTGGGGCTGGTTGAGAAATACCAACTTTTCCATCGCTCTTAATCCGCATACGTTCTGTTGCATTGACAGTAAACTGCATATGATTTGAAGAATTGTTGTAACGTATACCACCTATATCAATATCGCCGCTGTCACCAAAGTCTACTCCAGAAAGATTTGATGTACCTGAACGCAGACGTAATAGTGCATTTCCAGAATCGTTTTGTATCTGTAGATTACTGTTACCGTCAATAGAACTGGCACCAATACCAACTTTTCCATCGCTATTAATCCTCATACGTTCTGTACCGCCTGTACTCGCCGCAAATATTAAGTCCTTTCCACTTCGTGGAGCTATTTCAGCATCACCTGTGGACTTATATACAAAAGAACCTGAAAACCCAGTTGGGCCAACTAACAGTCCCTTGTTACCTATACCAGAGGTATTGGCGGCTATATTAACTGAGGTAGTGCTATTACCAGCTACAGTCAGACCATCAGAAGTCACTGTGCCAGTTACGTCTATGCCTGTTGCTGTTGTCTCAAACTTATTATTACCATTGTGAAAAAGCTTAACAGCACCGCCAGTTATAAATCTTCCCATATTCGCATCATTATCAGTATCATATAAAGCAACTTCTGTACCGTTACTTTGTAAACTAAGAATCCCTGACCCTGTATCGGCAACGATGCTATTATTAACATTATGGTAAATCTGTAAGTCAGACCCAGCACCGAATATGGCTTTACCATTATCTGCAAATGTAGCGTTGCCAGTAACGTTTATGCCTGTTGATAATGTAGATAACTTAGTGTTACCCGCATGTCTAAGGCGAATTGGCTCGTCTGCTAGGGTTATTAGCTGTAAGTCAGTACCAGCGTTATAAATAATACGTGCATCGTAATCATCAGAAAATGGTGCTTTGAGGTCAATGAATCCACCAGATGGGCCGCCCACTTCAACATTACCGTATCCTGAAGATTTGTTGACAGCCAAAACACCAACAACAGTAGTGTCTCCCCCTACTGCCAAAGTAGTTGCCATATTAACAGCACCATCAATGTCCACGACATCAAGGTTAGTAGTGCCGTCTACGTCTATATCACCTGAGATGTCTAGGCTTGCAACGACTGCGGTTCCAGTTAGTGTTGGGGCAGAAAGAGTTTTGTTTGTTAAGGTCTTAGTTGTACCTGAAATGTATGTATCAAAGTCAGATACTAAAGCTTGTTTCATTACATCAGCATCTGAAATAACTACACCATCTGTACCAGCTAAAGTTACTGTAGCTTGAGTGGTAGCACTTCCGTCCAATATATTTAATTCGGCTGTGGTCAAAGTGGCATTATCTAGGATGTTTAATTCTGCACCAGAAGCGGTAAGCCCAGTGACGTTATTAGCGTTAGCACTAATTGCCTGAATACGGGCCTCTACTGATTGCTGTGTAGGTATAAGTGTGGCGCTGTTGGATGCCATATTGTCTTCATCAACAAATCCAGTGATCGTAATTGTGCCATCAGATATTGACCCAAAGTTAACTGTACCAGAAGTTGTGATTGCAGACGATCCGTTATCAATCGCACCAAAGCCACTCGTAATAGTACCTGCGTTTAATGCTCCAACTGTGGTGACGTTTGCTAGAGTATCTAGACTTGTTTCCATGTAGGTTTCAAAGTCAGTCAGGGCGACTTGCTTCATTGTACCTGCATCGTTCACGACTACACGGTCAGCGTCTGCAAGCGTAGTACTTACCGCAGACTTATCACCATCCATTATAGATAGTTCTGCTGGAGTAGCTGTTACCTGGTCATTACTAGCCGCAGCTAATACTGGCAGTGTGCCTGATTGGTTTGGTAAATTAATTGTACGATCAGCAGTCGGATCAACTATTGTAAGTGTTGTCTCATGATCGTCTGCGGTTGCACCTTCAAATACTACAGCATTCTGTGCATTCATTATAACGCTATCAACTACAGTCTGAGTACCCTGTACCGTTAAGTTACCTGCGACAGTAAGGTTATCACCTATGGTAACTTCAGATGTTGTATGACCTATAGTTACTGCACCACCACTTGTCTCTGTGGATATTTTTAAAGCGCCTGTAGCATTAGTTAAATAAGAGTTTGAACCATCGTGATAAGCAGTTAAATCATCGCCTGTACCCAGCTTAATCTTAGCATTGTCTGGCATATCAACGTGAGTGGCAGGACTTAGAACACCTGCAACAGCAACAGTGCTATCAGCCGTTAATGCTCCAGTGACATCTACTGTACCAGCAAAGTCTACATTCGCCCCCGTAAATGTAGCAGCGGCTGTAGTCCCACCTTTAACAACTAAGTTTCCACCGCTGTTTGTTAATGAGCCAAATGTTGCCGATCCGTCTTGTAGACTAATATCCCCACCATCTGCGTTTAGTATAATGTCTCCTGCAACGTCTAGTGTTAGATCGCCGCTAGAGAGATCAATCTCTGTGCCATCGATTGTGATGTTGTCTACTACAACTCCTGCATTGGCTGTAACTACGCCCGTAAATGCTGATGTACCCGTTACCGCAAGTGTACCAGCGGTTGCTACGTTACCAGACGTATTTGCTACTGTGAACTTGTCTGAGTCCATAGTTAGACCGCCGTTTAAGGCCGTTGCACCTGTAACAGTTAAAGTACCTGCGGTAGCAACATCACCTGATGTATTTGCAACAGTAAATTTGTTGCTATCCATCGTTAGACCACCATTAAGGGCAGTCACTCCTGTAACAGTTAATGTTGAGTTTAGAGCTGTAGTACCTGTTAGTGTAAGTGTACCACCAACGGCTGCGTTGCCTGATGCAGAAATACCACCGCTTAGAAATATATCTTGGAAACGTGCGCCATTAGAACCAAGGTCAATCGTGTCATTAGCTACAGGAAGTATAGCATTACCAGATGTAACTTGTACTAGCTCACGCCAAACTGCTGCACCCGAACTGTTGTCTGTACAGATGTATACTCGATCTGTTGATGTGTTTGTCCACATTGACCCGACTGCATAGCCATCAGCACTATCGTCACCAACCACAGGGGTAGAAGTTGCAGAGAAGTTATTCTTACCTGCTGATCCACCATTAGCCACTGGGAGAAATCCAGAAACCGAAGTCGCTAGAGGTATCTTTGGAGCATCTCCCGTACCGCCTGTATGACCGTGACCAGTAGATGCATTAAATGCTGCAAGTAGCTGGTTAAATTCTGCGTTGATTGGAGGTGCAGTAATTGCACTACCGTTAACGATACTAGCGGAAGATTGTCTTGTATAACCTGCCATATTTTATCTTCTCCCTGCCGTGCTGAACTCAAAGACTAGTCCTTGAATTGAGAATGGTTCTGATTGTCCGTCTGTCACAAAAGTTGCTCGAACTGCAAAGCCCGAACCTTGAATATCTGATGTCATGATTGGTTTGGATGCACCGCCATATACTACGTTGCTTCCGTTATAATTAATGTTTCTACCAGCGTAGATCGTAGGCGCACCGTCACTGGTTTGGGTATATGTGGAAGGTACTGATGTATTGTAATCACCCCAATCGTAATCGATAGCGAGGTTCATCTCGAATGGGCCTTCAGCACGTACAAATGTATTGAGTTTTCGTATAACTTTTCGTTGTTCGGTTTCACCAAAATCTAGATAAGGTGTAGCATAAACAGATATAATATTAGAGCCGTTAAAGCTCGTTCCATTTTCTTGGCGATAGACTTTACCATCATGATCTCCATGTAAAATTATCTCTTCTGTGCCTACATAATCCGATGTTGCACAACTGGCTCGTATGCCTAGTAACTGACCAAACTCCCAATCTATCTGGCCTTGAGTTTCTGTTAATCCACCAATGATACCAATAGCATCTGTAGCAGCAACAACATTACTGCCATTGGTACTTGTAACGAAGTACCGTACCTGAGACTTAGAACGTATAACAACGCCTGTTAAAGCGTCCATGTCTTCGTTCTTAATGAGATCAACAAGAGTGGATTGTATTGGCTTAGATAATGTCTCTAGCTCGATATCACCAACTCTAGAAGTACCAGCAACAGGTCTAAATCCATCAGGACTTAGGAACATAAGATCGCCACCGATTTCTAATACGCTATCTCTAGCCACACAACCAATGTTACTTGTTACGTTCTCTAAAGCAAAAGCATTAGAAGCATTAACAGTAACCTTCTTGATATTCTTATTACCAAACACAAAAAGGTTATCACGGAAAGGTTTGATCTGTACGACATCAAAGCCCGAAGCTATTTGTCCTGCACCTGCCGCAGATGTCCATGTGTAGGCATCATTAGGAGCAGAGTGTGCAATAGCTGCTCTAG